AGGGTCTATCGTGGGGCTGTTCCCAATGATTTCTTTGATTCTCTCGGCCGATTCAATCAGGTCGTTCGTAAGGGCCACAGTTTCCCGCAATTTGTCTCTTGAGCCCGTGTCGTAAATTTTGAGCGTTTCACCGCCGGGCATGACAACATCTGCCGCCGATTCTTGGCGCGCTTCCTCGCGGTCTTTTCGCGCTTCTTCGCGGTCCTTCCGTGCGGTTTCGTTCGACTTGTCGCCATATTGCAAGAGAAGTTCTTTGTCTTTCTGGACCTGTTGATCGACTTGCTGCCCCGTGTAAAGGCCAACCTTGCCTTTTACGCGGTAAAGCGCCGGAGAGCTTGATCCCTGCATAAATTGCATCGTTTGGTTGACGTACTCGGCGCGCTTCCCCTCGAGTGCTGCAAGCATCTCCTCACCCTTGGCGCGTTCCTCGACGCTGCGCGTGTTGGCGAGCTGCCTCGTGAGGTCCATCTTAATCGCTTCCATCGCGCTAGCCTTCGCCGCCGACCGTTGCGCCTCGGCGGTGGGGAACTGACGCTGTGCTAGCTCGATTGCTGTCTTGGCCGATGCGATCTTTTCGCCGCGCATGGCCCTGCGAGCGTTGAGCGCGTCCTGCTGTTGTTTGATGTCTTGATCAACCAACTTTTCCAGGTATTCCAAAGTTCTGTTCGGCTTACCGGTGGCGCCAGATACGAAGCCACTCAAAAACGTACTTAGTGACAAGCCAATTTTGCGAGGGGTGGACATATCAGACCAAAAACGATCTTTGTCGTAACTGTCGGCCGCGTTCTCTTTGGAAATTTCATCAATGCGCGCACGCTCAGTCTCGATTTTTTGTTCCGCCTCTTTTTGAACGGCGTTTGCGCGCGCCTCTTCCTGCGCCGACCTATCGCGCATCTCTTGACTAGCACGCCCCGCCTGATCGCGCTCTTGGAGCGCCGCACTCTCTTTGTCTCCGGCATTCTTCCGAATCGTTGCCTCTTGAGCTTCGAACGCCTTTTTATAGGCCTCCTTCGCTTGAGGGCTAACGCGTTCGACCCACTTCGAAGGAGATGAGCCGCCCGGGCTCACCATGGTGATCATTGGCTCTTCTTGCGGTGTTGGTGTGGCCTCTTCGCTCGGCTGGGCAGGCGGCGCCGCGTAAGTGATCTGCGTTCCGGCGGACGGCTTCGCAATCTCTGCCGCTGTTTCTGCGGCCAGGTCTCTTTTCACGGGCTGCCCAGTGAGGACGTCGAGAGCCATTCCAGGCGACAAAAACGGTGATGGCTGGCTGGGCGCGTCCACGGGGCCAAGGACCTTTATCCCTTGCACCTGCCCACCGTCCTCACGCATGGGCACGCGCTGCCGTTTCATGGCTTCGACAACGGCTTTGATGTAATTCGGCTTCATCGTTCCCCCATGCCTGCGCGGAAGCCTTCGATGATTGCCCGCGCTCGCGCCTGCAGTTCTTCATCCGAAAGTGTCCGGGCCGTCGCTGGGTCCTTGTCCGCAGCTAAGGGCGTACGCATCGCAGGCCCCGACATGCGAGCAAGCGGGCTCGACATAATCTCGCGCGTCTGTTCAGCTGGTATCACGGTCCCAGGCTCACGGGGGATGATAAGTTCCGGACCACGTTCGCCGACGATATACGGCGTTCCGGAAGTGACGGGGCCGCCCTTTTCCTTTTTTTTCGCGGATCCCCCCATTGCCAGGTCTGCGACGCTTTGTAGAACTCCCATCGTGTTGGCCTGGGCTGTTTGAGCATTCCCAGTAGCGACGCCCGCGTTGATCGCGTCGGCTCCGTGCTGGTTGCTCGCGCGTTGTTGGTTGTATTGTGCTCCGCCTTGCATCTGCGCATTCCGAATGTTCAGCCACGCCTGATCGTTCATGCCGCGCTGTTGCTGGTTCAATTGCGCTTGCGATAAAGCCTGTTGCGCGGCTTGCTGTTGTGATGCCATGTCGCCCGCCCGCAGTTGTCCGAAAGCGCCCATTGCCGCGGATTCAGCCGCCATGCGTTCCTGCGCGGCGTTGATCTGCGCCTGATTGCTAATAGCGCCTTGGGCGTTTGCTATGTTGTTTGCTGCGTTTTGCTGAGCCAGCGCTAGCCCAGCTCCGCCTCGAGCGCTTGCACTTTGAGCGGCTTGCGCGGCCGTGGCTTGCTGCATTTGGCGATCTGCCTGCATCTGCGCAATTGACTGGCCGAGGCCCAGCGCTCGTTCGCGCATGGCGCCGGCGACTTCTGCCGCGCCTTGGCGAGATTGCATGCCGAGGTTGGCATACTGGTCCGCGCCTGCATTGTCGATGCGCTCGCCTTGGCGTTGACGCGCGGCGGCGATTTCCTCGTCCGCTTTTTTTCTATCTCCGCCCCAATAATAATCATCGCGCTCGACATCTGTGGCTTTACTTTGAAATTGATTCTTTGATCCCAACTGCTCAGAAATCCAATCGCCGACACCGCCCATGTGCTTGCCCTCCTACAATTTGCACGCAAACATTGTCGCGTTTTGCTTGATAATTTCGAACCCGTGTCGCTTTGCTCGGTCCACAACCGCCGGCAGCGTGGAAACGCCAAACAACATCACGCAACCGTCTAACTTTGCGGTTGCTTTCGCTTCTTTGACGACCTCATCAAGCGCCGCGCTCTTTTCAGCCGGCTCGGCCGCTGGGTCCGCGATCAGCCCTTCAAGCATTCCAATCCCGCTGCGTGTCGTGTAGAGCCAACACGCAGCCAATGGCCTAGAGCCAACCGCCATAAAGCCATCGCCGCCAGCAAATAGATCGAAATGCATAGGTGCAAGACCGAACGCAGCGCGCCAAGCGTCCACCGTGTCCTGGTCTTGTATCCACACCTTGCGCACGATCATGACGCCCCCTCAGGCAGTAGCGTTGCACCTTCTACCGGTACGCCCTCAAACGACACAGACAGCCAAGTCGAGCCTTTTCCGTTGCCCACAAACCCGCCTGCCGCGATTCGGTCTTCAATCCTAAGCTTGACCGATACGCCCGCCGATTCGTTGGCGAACACGTTATCGAGCTGGATTCTATTGATTGAGGAGTTTACGCGGTCGACGGTGCTAGCAGAACGTACCACGATGCTCGTTGGCTCGTCCGAATAGTCATAGAATACAGAAGTGCAGACGTTGGCGCTAGTCTCTCTTTTTGCGAGCAAGAGCGCTCGGTTTAGGAAATGCCGTCCTTGTATTCCACCAAACTTAGTCCAGCCGAACTCTGCCGCCATCGACACCCACGACACTCCGTCGAAATATGCGCGCTCGTCGTCTGCGGACTTTTCCGCATACAAGGTGCCATCTGCCGAAAGCCACGCGAACCGACGCCGCCCTCCCTTGGTAATCATGCATGCATGAGACGCGGGAGCATTCTGCACACTGCCCGTCACTCGGTCGACGGACTGCCAAAGGTTCGTTGTCAGGTCAAACACCAGATGCACGCCCGTGGCTTCATCCTTTGATTGCGCGGTAAATCGTACCAGCCCCGCGAAGTCGTCTAGTGTTGCCGAAGTGATCACCGGATAGGCGGCGATGGTGTCCTGTACATTCTGCCCGATGAACGTCACCGAGCCGCCGCGGTTGAGAAGTTCGATCCCTCGCGCGGATTGAAAGAAAATTCCCAGCGTGCAAACGACGACGCTGCGCGCATCAATGCACCCGACATCGGCCGCTAAGCGGCGCGGGACGCCGAGACCGCCCGAAAACCCGTTGTCAGAGGGCGCATCGCCTGCAACCGCGTACACTGAACGCGCCGTAAAAGCGTACAACGTCGACTCTAGAACTGCCAGCGCGGTGATGTTTTGGTTGTCAGGGACCGTCACCACAAAGGCCGGATTAAACCAAACACCCTCGCCGTCGATTGCCTGGCCTGAGTACCAAAGATCACGCCCGCTCGCGACGATCAACATTCCGTTGTACGACGCCAACGCCGTTGCGTAAGGCGGCGCCCTTCGGTCTTGTGCCGCTCCGTTTGTTCCAGGTAGTGAGCCCGTCCCATAGAGCAGGCGGTTTCCGCTGTAGTATAGTTGGCTGTCTAATACAAACGCGTCAGGGTCAATTGTTGTGTTTTCGAAGGTGTGGACCAATTGATACGGGGGCTCTCCACCTACAGGAGTGCGCCACACGTTGATCTTGATCGTTGGCTCTCTTCCTGATCGCTCAAGCCTGGAAGAGATCGCCACCGGGTAGACCGTTATCTTTATCGGTTTCCCGCTCGTGTTGTTTATGTAAACAGGGTCACTGACCGCACTCGTTTGCGTGTTCCCTAGCGCATCTGTTGCTTCATACGTCACAACATATCGAAAGGCTCCTATCATCCCCATATCTTCGCCAAGCTCAGAAACTTTCACATCTGGCTTTACGGGCCGGTGTAAAAACGGGCCTTCTGATAACTTTGAGCCGTCAAACTGTGCGACGATACCGCCTGTGAAGTATGTGACTCCGTTATGCTCGCACGGCAGAAACCCATCTTTGAGAGCAAGCCGCGCGCTCAGAATCTCAATTGAAAAGGAGGAGGCGGAACGCTTGACTCCGTATGCTGCGTGTATTGATTGGTTTGAGCTCCATAGGCCGTAAGCGGAAAAAGTTACAAGCTCCGGGGAAGCATTGGCTATCGGAAACAGGCACTTTGACTCCCATACACGCGATGCGTCGCACAACACGACGTTGCGCAGAGACTCCGAACCGTTCAAAAGCACCGAACGGATCGTGTTCAATCCAGACAGGTCGATCGACCTAAACCAACCACCAGGCGTCGCAAGAATAAAGAACTTTCCTTCCGCTGCGACAGGTTTTGAGGCTGCGCATGCACCAACGCAAAAAGCGGCATCTTGCCATGTTACCTCCCCGGATTGAGCGACCTGAGTCTTTACACATGTGACGCTATTGAACCCGTTTACCGTCAAAATAAACGAATAAGGGTCTGCGCCTGAGTTTATGCCTTCGGTAACGTATACGGAATCCACCAACTCGCTTGGGGCCGCGCCTGAGATGTTCTGCGTCTGCTCGTTTATTAGATTACTATACCACTTGTGAATCGCAGGTGTTCCCGTCGAGCTTGCGTCTCCCAAAGTAGCCCCAAAACCAGGAAAACCAGTAAAGACAAGCCCACTCCCTGCAGCCCCCGAAATGCCAACTACCTTAGTGGCGAGCAGCAGCCGTTGACCAGTAGGCTGTATGTCGTACGCCCCGCCGAGTACACGCCACGTCGACGCACCTGACGCGGTCGTGATTATAGTTTGCAGGTCAATCTCGCGGCTGTCTAAAGCGCCTTGAACCCCACTAAACGAAACCAGTTGAGTGCGCGGGGATGAATACGGGCCAGACGCAGCGCTATTGAACTTAGTATAAGCAACCCACACACGGTCGGAACCGCTTGCTACACCGATTTCACCAAAAACATATGTTGATGCAATTGGGTTCTCGAGCGCTGTCCATTCGGAAAGTGGGGTTTCAGTATTCAGCTTAAAGGCGTGGACCTTTTTTTCGCTTGGGTCAGTCACAAACAGAAAGACCCAGGTGCCGTGTGCGGCGAGCCGAGACCTTTGCAAGTGTTGCTCGGGCTGTAATTTTTCGGCCTGGCCTGGCTGCGCTGGGTCATTCGTTTGACGAAAGATCGAAAATACTGGGTTTCTGCCTCGAATGAGGGTGCCCCCTTCGGTTTCAATTGTGATCATGTTTTCGAGGCGAAAGTTGCGGTGGATGCCTTCGTCTACCGTGCCCCGCAAAACCTCAGAAACAACGTAAGTGGAGCTAATGACATACCCGTTGACCGCAATGACGTCGTCGATCAAGTCACCAGTGGTGGCGATGTCACGCGTGGACGCTTCAACGGTAGTCACCGTGTCTGTTTGCACAAATGTATTATGGGATTCGCTGTAGGAATCGATGCTTTCCCCATCGAACACGCACGCGATCCCGTTCACATCAAACACACGTTTGCCGCTCGTGCGCCCCTGCGCGCTGCCCATTCGCGTCAACGGCAAGGCCTCGAACCCCAAACGCTTGGACACGCCTCCGCGCCTATCCTGGCGCACGTTCTCAAGCGTTACGAAGCCGGCAGACGGCTCCAGCACTTCGCCATGCTGGGATTGGTCAATCCCGGCCGCGAACGCCATTTGCTGCAATTGGGGAGGGTTTGCCATTACTCAGCCTCTTCAACGCGTACGGTAACGGTTCCAGCTCGGTACGAGACCAGCACCAGGGTGTCATTCGTGGTTGAGTCGTGGCGCGCCAGTTCTGGGCCGCCTCCCGTGCCCGTCCAATCGACCGCCCACCACCGGACACGTTTGCCCAAGCGATGCGTGAAAGAGTGCGGCTGCGTGCCGCTGGCGTCTACAGAGCGGTCTTCAAAGTCGACGCGGTTCGGCGCGAACCGTTCCGCCGTTGCAGCCGACGCCGCAAAACCATCCTGAAGCAATTGCGCCAGCCGCTTTGCGTCTGTGACCTGCGATTCTGTAATCTGCTCGATGGGCTTTCGCTTTGCGTCTACCGTGGTCGAGGTGCCGTCTTTTTTGACGTTTGCGCTCATCGGGGCCACCAGCGCGAGCGGCCGAAGCGGTCACGGCGTTGCACGTCCACAATGCGCGCGGGGCTGTTCTTGTCACGGTTTCGGGCAATTGCCTCAATCTCCCCACGGAAGGACGCAAGCTCGCTGGAGAGCCGGTCATGCAGAGCCCAATTCGCATCCTTCTTTGCGACTTCGCGCGCCGCGTAGGCGACGATGTAATCATCGAGCCTTGCGATGGTGTCGAACGTCTGGCCGCTTGTGAGTGTAGGAGGCGCGGGCGCATACCAAAGCGTGAGCGCGTATTCGCCGCGCGGGACTGGCAAAAGCGAAATGTTGCCCTGACGCAATCGGTAGCGGTTCGGCTCTCCAGTCCAACCCGCATTTGTATCAGTGAGCGCCGGGCGTTCGTTCTCTGCGTACGCAGTGAGCCACCTCATGCGGCCGTCAATCATGCCGCTCAGCGACACAAGGGAGAGAAAGTCCACCGGCAACGGATAGAGCTCCAGCCCGTTGCCAGTGGTGATTGAAGTGGAAGACAAATACCGTTCGCCATTGTCGACGAGCTTTAGGATGCGATCTAAAGCGGCGACGCCTCGGTTTACGTAGTCGAAAAGGTCCGACTCCGTGTGCCGTTGCGTCGCCGTCGTGCCTTGAATGTTTGCAGCCCGACGCGTTGCGTCGACCATCTGATCAATTGTGCGCGTCAGGCTCATTCAAGCTACTCCTCGTCTTCGTATTCCGGTTCTTCTTCCCCGCTGCAGCAGTCGTGCGCCATCTTGAAAGCGTTAATGAAGCCTTCCTTGTCGCCGTCCTGCAGAGCATCGAATACCATCCCGATCGCCTTGTCCGTTTCACTGGACGAGTCGACCTCTTTGGACTTCGAAGGTTTCAGACTGATTAGCATCGCCGCTAGGCCCTTCGGCTTCATGGCTACACCGTCGCGTCATTCATGGGGTGATCGGATACAGTGACAGACAACAGCAATTGAGAGCCGCTGTCCGGGTCTGTTGCCGTGCCTGCCTCGGTTCGAAGCTCAAACACGAGCTTTCCATCGGTCGCGACGGTTTCAGACTGAACCACCGCGAAAACTACGGCGCCGACGGGGTCAACCAACGTCGCCGAAAAGTCGCAAAGCATGCGGTAGGTTGTCGGAAGCGTTACTTGATACTTTCCAGCCGAAACTCGCGAAACCGCCAGATCTCTGGTCTGCACCGACGTAACCGACGAAGCACCGAAGGTGAGTTTTGCGTAGAACTTTTGAAGTTCTACCCAATTGGTCAGAGTTTTACCCCCGCTCAAAAGAGGGTAACCCATTAGACATACTCCACGGTCGCAATGAACTTGCCAGCCGGGACGACAACGCCGGTGCCAGTTTTGGCAATCTCGAAGGTGAACGACGAGCCAGCCGACAGAGTGAGCGCGCCGGCCGTGCTGCTTAGCACAAGGGCTTTCGCTGCGCCTTGCGTGAGGTCGCCGGAACTCGCAACTGTCGTTGTGAGCGTGGCCACCGAAGTTTTATTGGCGCCTGCGGCGTCTCGCTTGCTGATGGTGACCGTTCCGAAGTTGCTGGCATTGGCAGTCAAGCCGCCGGACGTCGGAACAAACACAACCTGCGTCAAAAGCGCTTTGCGAGGCACGTATGCGCCCGAAAAGGTTTCTGATGTAGTGGTGGCCGCTGTGGCGTCCGCGCTCGCCTTGTCAATGTAGAGCTCGACTGAGTGAGCCTCGCCCACCACACCAATTGGATTGACGGCACCAATCGACGTGATGTGCCCGGATTGCGCTTGCTTGAGATATTCGCGATCAGTAGGCATTGTATTGGTCCTTTCTTATGACAAGCGCACTCGCGCGTTAAAGCCTGGCGCTTCGCAGTACATGTTCAAGTCACCGACCATTCGGAACTCGACAGCGTCTGCGGCGTCTTCAAGCATGCCTTGACCGGACGGGTTTGCACCGTTCATCCAGTGAACCATCTCGCCCATCGAGGCGATGACCCAAGTGTCCTTCTGAAGCATGCGGCCGATTCCGATCGGGGCGTCCGGGTCGGCAACGCAATTGATCAAGCCGGCGGGGCCCATGATCTGGATCGCGTCGTACTTGATGCCAAACTCGTATTTGCCAATCCCACTCGAAGGAACCACGCCGTGCTTGAGGAGCCCTACAGACTGCAGTTCGTTCGCTAGGTTTTCGTAGTCGACTGTCGAGATGATGTAGGTGTCCGGCTTTCCGCCGTTCTCGTGCACCAAACGAGCCGCGCGAAGGGCTGCAAGACGCGGCGAAAGCGTACGCGCATCAACGCAGATACCGGCCAAACGAACAGGATCGAGGTTACGATTTGCGCCGTTCAGTGTGCCCGGGAGGCTGGCATTCGACCAAAGCGGGTTCCATGCGTCAAACCCTTGGATCGCACTGCCAAAGCCGCCTCTGCGAAACAGCGAATCGCCAACGGCAAGCGCAGGTACCGCGCTCGAAACTGCGCCGGTTGCGATGAGCTTCGGCGTGGTTTCGTCGCGTTGCACGGAAGCGACGGTGAAAAAGCCCGGGTTCACGACGCCTGAAAGGCCGTCGGTCGGGGCGCTTTGCACCATCATGTTACGCTCGAAGGCTCGGGAATCGCTGTAAGCCGTCAAGGTGACGTCTGTTCCTGAAACAGCAGACACCTTGCCAAGCGCGCCGCCGCCGTTGCCGTGGATGGTTCGGGAAATCTCCCGCATCCAGGTATGCACGAGGTTCTTCGACTCGCGCTTCATCGGGTCAACGATGATCGCTTTGTCGCTTTCCGCTCGACGCATCAGCAAGCCTTCGAGCGAGAACGCACCATACAGCGAACGCTGAGTGATGGTGAACTCGACAGACTGAGATGCGGTCTTTGCTTCTTTGGCGTCGGGGAACGAATATCCAATGCCTTGCGGGCTAGAGTATCCAGCGCCAATCACGCGGGCTTTCTCGTAGAACGTCGGATCTTTTCGCATGATCCCGATCGTCGGAGAAAGGTTTAGGAGGATTTCGTAGATAGACTTTTGTGGCCAGAGTGTGCGGAGTAAATTGTAATCACTAGAGCGGGCAGGAGCACCCATGAGCGCCTTTCCGGCGCGTCAACTAGAGGTTTGACAGACGCGCCTTGAGCCTCGCCGCGCGCGTCTCTAGGTCCCCGTCGTCTTCTTCAGACGGATCGACCGTTGTCGCTCGCTCCGAGGCGATTCGATTGCCAACGTTTTGGGCCGTTGCTTTGGCGCTTTTGGGTTTTTGCTGGGTGCTTGCTGGGCTGTTTTGCTCAACCAACTGCAAAGTGAGCAAGTTTTCTTCCATGTAGTCAATCACATCCTGAGCGGTGAATCCATCTGGAAGCGCGTCACATATGGAATTCGACAACGTGCGAAACATCGCGGGCTGCTTTTTGAGCAATGCAAACGTGAGCGGGGCCGCTTCCTTCGACTGCTCGACACTGTTGTGCAGTGCTTTGGTGTTTTGCTCAATGAGCTGTTGCAACCTTTGCTGCTCGCGCTCCGCGACAAGTTCCGCGCGCAGCTGCGCAAGTTCTTTGCGCTGCTCTTCTAACTTTTGCTCAAAAGGCGTGAGCTGCTTTTTGGCTGCAAACTCGGCGGCGTGCGTTGGGTCGTTATGGCGGTTTAGCCACGCGGCCACCCCTTCAGGGGTAACGCCTCGCTTTTCTGCTTCGATGAAGAACGAGGCTGCATCGAAGGGGGCGGGGGCGTCGTCTTTGGCGGGCTCTTGCTTCGGCTGGCGTCGTGACGCCCTTTCGGCGGCCTTTGCGCGCTCTTGGTCGCGCATGGCAATCAAAGCCGCCTGCCTAGCTGCTATTCGCGCCTTGCGCTGCTCGTCGGCGGATTGTTCGGGGGGGCTTTCTTCGACAGCGGGGACAGCTTCGGGGCCGTTTGTCGCCTCCTGAGCGGTCTCGCTGGTTCCCTGGCTCGTTAGGTCTGCCAACAATTGCGACGCACGCGCGTCTAGTCCGAGTTCGCTTGATTCCACCGTGTTTTCGTTACTCATGCCACCATTCCAACGGGGTTCCCCGGCATAGGTGCGACCGGTGGCACCGCAGCAGAGGAGGGTGAGGGGTTGCCACCGGCCGCAACTTGCGGAGGCGCTTGCATCTTTTGCATGAGCGCCTCGGTATCAATGATAAATCGGCGAAGAAGGCTTTTCACGTGCTCGGGCATGCCATCAATGTCGCCCTTGTCTAGATATTGCTGCGCACGCTTCGCGCCCCATGGAAGAGGCATATAAGGAGACGGGGCAAGGTAAACGGCTTCTTCGTCGTCGTCCTCTTCCGCCTCCATCATCTTCTCAAGTCGCTCCTCCAGTGCCATTGTGGGCGCCAGCGCGAGGTCGAACTCGCTTTGCAGGTCAAGCACGTCGAGAAGACGCATGAACGTTTCTCGGTCGATGATCTGCGAATTGAAAAACCGCTCAAGCCGCTCAAGGCGCGCGGCTGGCTCTTGTGGGAGCACCGAAGTCGGGAACGCTCGGAGCTGGAACCCATCAAGCTCGACGTCGCCCCAAGACAAATCGAGGAGGCCGCCCTTCATCGGGACGCTTACCGCGTACTCTCCGAAGTCGTCCGCGATGCGTTTTGCGCAGTCGATAAGCCTTCGAGCAAGTTCAATGCACCAAACTTCATAGGCCCTTCCGAAAAGGATGAAGCGCTCCGTTTCGATATCGTCGAGCGTCTGCAACGCAACCGCTGCGGTGATGCCTGCCGGCTTTTTGCTCTGCGCTGACATCTGCGAAATACCAACGTCGTTCAGTGCGTCGACCGGCAAGTCACGCAAACGCTGGTACGTCTGCGGATGCACCGGGTTCGGCTGCACCACTTGCGGCGGCATGCCTGGCTTGTGGCGGATCACCGTACCGATGCCGTTCTGCAAGTGCGTTTCGACAATGTCCGACCCTTGCGGCACCAACACCCAGGCCCCGCCCAGCAGGTTGTGCGAGTCGGAGACCTTTTGGGCCATCACGTTGATCTCGTACTGATACCCCTCGAGCTGTTCAACCAGCCCTTGTCCATGCATTCCCGTCAACGGGTCGGAATAGTGCAGAATCACATACGGAAACGTTTCGATGTCCCATTCCTCATCGAGGAGCACTCCGGCGCTTGTGGCCACGATGTGCCGGCCTGGTGAATCCCCGGTGGGCAAACGGTACGCCTCAACAAACTCGACTTGGTCGACGGTCGTTTTGACTGTCACCGTGGACAGATAATCCGACGTGAGCCACTTGGCCCCTTCGATCGCCTCCGAAAGCCGCTTTCCGCTTTCATTTTCTTGCTCAAACCTAGCGCGCAGGGCATTTCGATCTGCCGTCCGCACATGGTAGACGGTTTTCGGCATCCCATAACGAGCGTCCCACTCATCCCAAAAGATCTCCGTCGGCAACACCCGTTCGGTGACGATCTTTTCGCCGTCATTGTAAACGGCCAAAACCCCACGGCCAAAGATGCACGCATCTCGCACAATGGTGCGCGCTTTGGATTCAAAGATCTTTTGATTGTGAAACTCGCCTTCGATGAAGTGCTGAAGCTTGCGCGCTCGCTTCTGCTGCGCCCAGTTGCCTCTTGACACAAGCACGCGGGGAAGAGGGCGATGCTGCGCAATCTTCGCGACAAGAGTGTCAGTTGCTGACCTCGCGATGTTGTAGGGGAGCACCGAAGGCGCATAGGTGTAATCACCTGCAGGAGTGCCTCGCAGACCGAGTGAGGCCACTCCTCCGGCGTAAAGACCTGCATGGTATTCGTCCGCGTCAATTCGCCATTGATTCGCGTCGCGCACGGTACGGAACACACGGAGCAAGCTTTGGTGTGCGTCCTCTCCTCTCTCTTCCCACCATTGCCCGGAATACACTTTCGCCATCGCTTACCGCCTCACTTATCCGAAGAACGGATGATAGGGACCAATCGACCGGACGCAGCTAAAGCCACGCGGCGCGTTTCCTCTCGGCGCTTCAATTCCGCTTCGTCTTCGGTCTCTTGCTTCTTTTCGTCCAACGTCTCAATCGGAGCAATTGGGGGGAGTTCAATGCTGATATCGCCCCAATGCGTGGCGCGCTCTTCTCTCATGACTCGGCAACGCGCGCGAAACTCGTCTAGATATTGCTCGAAGTCCACCCTCATGCGGGCGAGGATAGCTTGATTTGTTATCTTCCAAACTTCTTTTTTGCTTGGCTCTCTACGTATTCGCGCCGTCGCTCTTCCAACATTGTGTCTTGTTTCTCAGTTGTCTCAACTAGCGTGTCGCCCGACAACTGCCAAAGCGCCAAAATCAAAGCATCCGCGATGTCTCCGTGCCCTCCCGTTGCCCAACGGGGGTGGAAGATGGCCATCCCGCCGCCGCTGGTGGGCCTGCCTTGGACCTCTCGCAGTTGCCGCACGAGCCTTTCTCGGCATTCCAAAGGATGGATCAATACCTTCCTTGCACGCATCAAAACGCGCGCTCTGACATATCGGTCGGCAGGCGTCGCATGCGCGGGAGCGACGGCGATGCTATGGCTTAGCAAGTGCTCATAAAGCGCCTCGCGGTAGTGCTGGTCAGCCAATACATAAGAGCAACGATGGGCGCGTAGCCGGTCGGAGAATTGTTCGAAAGTCTCCCGTAGCGAAAGGGGTTGCCCATCCTGCGGGCGGCATTCGACCGCGTCAAAGACATGCAATACCCCGCCGCGGAGCGCGCAAAAGACAAGTGCTGAAGAGTCCGCGCGAAGACCTAAGTCAGTGCCCGCCGATACTTGGTCGCCGTGTTGAAGTTCAAAAGGCTCGTCGGTGGTGCTTGCGTCTACGGTTGCCGATTCGAAGAACTGAGTCGACCCGCTCGCCATAAACTGCGCCTGATATTCCCGCCGCGCGTTGTCTGGGTCCCTCAGCGTTTCGGTTTCTACGACCTGCCGCGCCGTCTCTGTAGGGTTCAACAGCAACGTAGGGGCATGCGCCACCATGCACGTTTTTGGGTGCCCAAAGTTGTCCCGGAAAAACTCGTACAGCAATCCGGATTGCGCCCACGGAGTGGAGGCAAGAATCACCTGCCCGCCTGGCAATACGCGCGAGATGCCAGCTTCATAGATGTCCTTGTCGTTTACCTTGGCGGACGAATCTCGAAAGAATGCGCACTCGTCAAGCGCAAGGTCGGTATGCCACCTGCCTCGAACGCCGTATCCGCCACGCGTCGCGACCGCTCCCGTGAACGTGATCACCCGGTCAGCATCAGCGCGATAGAACCCGAATGAGCTTGGGGAATCTTCAGGGCGTGTCCCTCTGGGCAGCCTTAGCCGCTCTCGGAGCGCAGGCACGGCCCGGCAAACGCCAAGAGCGTAATTCACCACTTGTTGTCTTAGCTGGTCATTTGGAGCGACGACCGTCGCGAAAGCTTCTTCTCCTGGCGCGAGTGATGACAGGTCTCGAACGCACATCCCCCAAACAAGCCGCAAAGCGACAAGCAGATAGGACTTGCCCGCGCGGCCGCCCACGACCGCAACCACGCAGCGACGAGCAGTTTCGGGGAACACGTCGACGGGTCCGAAAAGTTGTCTTGCCAATTCGGATTGGCCCACTTCGCCGCCGTCATAAGCGACGCGCGAAACTTCACGTTGCGCATCGCTCGGGTGTACGCCCGCCCACGACAGCCACTCCACGAACGACGCGGGCCAATGGTCACCCGCATTCTTCGCAGTCGTCAGCTGTTGAATCCTTCTCAGTTCTCGCGCGCTGATCAAAGTCGTTTGCCATCTCCAAGAGTTGCGCTGCACGCTCGCGACACCATGCCGACTTTTCGGCAAGGTTTAGCCCGTGCAATGGGTCCACTTCGGCCACGTCGAGTTTATCGGGGGCCCTCGCACCAGACACCCGCGACCAAACGTCTGCCGCGCGAATAACAGCCGTTCTGTCGGCTTCGGCCAATCCGTCCCGCACTATCGTGTGCAACGCGCCACAGATTGTGACCTGAACTGAATCGGGGTCAGTTACTTCCGCGCGGACGCGTCGCGAGGCTTCGGCCGCGTATGCGTTGACCGACGCAACGGTCACTGACCATGCAGCGGCTAGCTCTCGATTGGAGCGCCCTCGCTCCCATCGGGCGGTGCGCATCATCTCTTCGATGTGCTTTACCCTTTGATCGACTAGGTCAGAAGATGCCTTCGGCGTCTTTGGCATCACCTTCTTTTTCGCGCGCGATACCTTTGTTGCCATGCGGTTACCCCGTAGTCACTGCCGCCTTTTTCGGCCTTCCCCGTTTCTTAGCGACTTCGTCCGATGCCGCCTCGTTTGGCTCTGAAGCCTGGAACTCGTCGACTGCCTCAACTTCGATCTCGGTCCAACTTGACGGAGCGTCCACCCAAAACTCAAGGCCGCCCCGTGTCAGGCGGAACACACCGCCGTGTCTTTCAATCTCCCACCCGTCTAAGTGAGAGAACGTCGCTTGGCGAAGATGCGTATCAGGCACCGCGACAGGATGCGTAAAGTACACGGCTTTGATTCTCATTCGTCTCTCCATGCAAATTGAGTGTCGACGTACCAGCTCGAAGGGATAGTAACCCCTTGAGCCCGCAACTGGGGCCGACGCATGTCCATGAGTTCATGGGTATAACCGGTTGGGCGTTCCAGCATGTCACCGAGCAAAGCGCGCACAATTGCGCCGCTTGTCCCAGTGGTGACGAACCATAGACCGCGCTCGTCTTTTTCGGCGGAAAGCCGGTGCACGTCATGCTTGCAAAGAATGTAGTGCAGCGTGTCCCCGGTGTGACACTTCCACCCATACACCACATCGTGGTCCATTGGATCGCATGCCACCTGAAACGAAGCGCCATGCACTAGCGATTCAATGATCGGATGATGCGTGGCCCAATACTTGCGCCAAGCATTGCCGGCAATCAAACAAGCTTCCGCCTCCTCGGCGTTTGAAGGCCCCTTTGACAAAGATTCTGGCTCGTTCGCCCTTGGGCGGCGCTGCCTGACTCCCAGCGCCGCCGCTGCCTTGCTTCTGCCGTAACTGTAAAGCCAAGTGGACACAATAAATGGATCATCCGTGTCTACCTTGTCGCGAATGATAAAGTCCATCATGCGGAACGTATCACCTCGATGGTCTTGATATTATCTTTTTCGCTGTCCGCCTTCTCAATTGTGATCTTGATAGCCGCCTTCCCCCTGGCTTGAGAATACTGCCAGCGGATGGATGCAGTTCGGTCATCCACTCCCAACGCGTCGGCGACTCCGTCGCGTACAGGCTTACAAGCTGACACCAGGTTATCGTCGTCCAGACCGTTTGACGGAGCGAGACGAGTGATGCGCACGATACACGGCAGGCTTGTTTCTCCAATCATTGGGCGGAGGATAAACGCGACCGCCCTGCGGATTTGTGACCTTCGCCGGTGTCGGGCGGTCCAATGTTCTCGAACGTTGGTTTCGCTCACGGTTTTCAAAGGAATTACAGTTTCAAGCAACATCGATCACCGTCCCATCCAGCATTCGGCGCGCAAACCCGCCGTCATACCTTGCGCCTACTTTTTCGATCAATTCGTTCTTGTTTCTAGCGATGCCGCTCGTAAACCAGGTGGGCCGCATGTAATTGGAACGCCAGTAGACAATGTCGGTCAGAGCCCCATCGCGATCGTTTTGCTCGCATCCGAGATCGTCCACGAGCAACAAGTGGCAGTCTCTCGCGATACGAACGTCCAAAGATTCACCAGACCCCAAACGCTCACGGGAGCGAGACCGGCTAAGGTGACTTGCGTCAACGAACACGGAGCCGCGCCGCTCTGATGGGCTTGCAGCAACCCAGGCGCAAAGCAAGGCAACAGCAAGGCTTGTTTTGCCGGCGCCGCTTGCCCCAACAAACACGGCGTTCCCTCTGGTATTGCGCAAAAGACTCGCAAACCTTTCTTGCGTAACGCCAGTACGCGCCCGCAACGTCGGGCTCCATCCGCCACTCGCCCAACGATACCTAGGCGGGATGGAGCTCAATGTGACAGAGAGAAGCGCTTCACGTTGCGCAACTGGCTCGCAAGCGTCGCACGTTTTTGCGCCATCAACTGGCTCACTGCAATACTTGCAAAGCCATCTGTCGCACCTTTCGCACGGTCGTTTTTTGCATTGCTCTGAATGCAACTGCGCATCCGCGCGCATGGTTTCAATGTACTTCAGAACGTCGCTAATACTGCCACCACTGCCACCGAGGTAGCGTTTCTCGTTTTGCCCAGTGTCGTCCATTGTACTCCTCCCGAGTGATCTTCACTTTCCCGTACTTCTCAATAGTCTCAATATCGAACTTGATGCGCTCTTCCCCGCTCAAGCTTTTGCGCGCCTCTCGAAGGGTTTCGAGGTCCTCCGGAGTCATCTCCGCGTCCATCATCGTGATCGCGTCTTGCTCGTCCCGGTGCGGGAAGTGCACATCGCCAAGCCACGAGATCCATTTTTCGCGTCTGTTCTTTTCGGCGGCGTCCTCGTCCCTGCCGAACATGTAATCGTAACTTACAGGTTGACGGATCTTAGTGTTGCCCGTGGGAGGCTCTGACCTTGCAAACCGCGCTGCCTGGTCTCTCCTGTTCCGCACCACAGTGCAAAGCCAGCCCGCAGCGTCGCTGTGAGTGGGAGCCCATACTTTCCGAGTTCTTGAACCGCTGTACTCAAGCCACCAAGCGAGGGGCTCTCCAATGTCTCCAACAGCCATCTCAGCGGTGGCAATGGCATCCGGCCACCAATCGGGGGGAGTGGTCACCGCACGAGGCCCGTTTGCTGACACGAGGTTGCCTTCTGATGAGCTTTTGGCAGCCGGTTGCGGGGTAGGTGGCGGCGAGGTGTCGCGGGCCCTTCCTGGGGCATCCTGGCGCGATTTAGGTTTTTGGCTCGGGCGGCTCGACGGCGGCGGCGGACGGCTCGACGGGGACCGCTTGGGCCGGTCCGACGGCGGGGTGGGTCGGTCACTCGGAGCCGACGCGCGCCCGGACTGATCCAAGCTTCCAGGTAGATCCGGATCTGGATCTAGATCTCTATTTATAGGATCAGAATATATATATATAGGGGCCTCGGAGAGCGTGTTACGAGGCGTTACGCCGCACGTTACATCTGAAAAACAAGGCGTTACGTGGCTCGTTACGGCTTCCGTTACGGGCTCTGCTACGGCTGTTACGTCCTTGTTCCCGTAACACGTAACAGATCGGTCAGATTGTCTCTCGGCCGCCTTGCGTTCCCGCCATGCCTGAACCCTTGCGACCTCTCTCCTTCGCTTCTCCGCTTCGGTCAAGGAAGAGGAGCTAGGAGGGTAGGAGCTAGGGGGACCTGCTTCCGACCTTCGAGCGCGTCGCTTTGGAGCATACGTCTCCCAATCGGAGATCATGTAGCCACCCTCGACGCCTTGCCATAAGCCAGCAGACACAAGCCGCTCAGCAAGCGCTTTGTTACGCTTGCCACCCAACGCCGTAACAGCTGCGCGCTCGATGACCATCCCGTCAGTCCGATGCGTTTTCGCGTAGGCGATGCCCCACATAAAAAGCCCCATCGCCTCCACGCCGGCAAGCAACGCCTTTGGCGAGCCAAGTAGCCACGTCCACGCGCTCACTTTGCACCCCCTCGTACCAACATCGCGGCTAGCCGCATGCGGTCATTTGACATGCGTTGCGCCCGCTCGCTTTTGCACCCCATGGCGCCGGCGATGTATGGGGCCACCGGATGCGCCGCACACGTGCGCAAAGACCATCGAAGCGCCTCAATGCCGACGCGCACACATCCCGAAAGATCATCGGCGAGGTCTTTGCGGCCATGGATCTGCAGCACGCACCAATCATCTGTGGGGGAGTGCGCCTTTTGGTCAAAAGCGGACTCGCGCCAAGCAACGGCCACGACCAGCGCCGCCGTCTTCACCTTCGACGGATCATCCGGCCAAAGCGGGTCGGCCTTTTCGACGCCGTCGGCAACCGCCTCCGCAAGCTCTCCGCTGCACGCCCCACTCAGCGCAAACAGCCACGCGCATACGAGGCCGCTCATCGCTGCCCCCGCGTGTCTCTCGTGTTGTCAGGCGTAGTGTGTCCCGGCTGTGCGTTCCACGTGAGACAAACCGGAACCAGTGAGACAGTCAGACCATAAAAAAAAGCGGTTTTTCTCGAATATGAGCGCCCAAATTGGTGCATGCTTCTGATGGCCTACAACAGAGGCCCCTCCATGTTTTTAGCGTAAAAACTAGCCATGTTTGCGCTGTGTGTGTCCTAGCTGTGTCCCGGCTTTTGCAAGCTTTGCCGTCAACAGTTCCTTGAGTTCGTCGCTCCCAAGGCGCCCGTAGACGCGTTCTGCCATGTGGCTCGTTGAGTGGCCCAAAAACTTGCCAATCAAGTGCGGCTCAACCCCATGCCGCCGAAGCAGCGTCGCGATCGTCCGCCTTAGGTCAACCGGGGCAACGTTGTCAATCCCCGCCCGCTCGCAGGCCGCTGACAAGGTTTTTCGAATCTGCGGGAAGTTACCGAACGGCAAGTCTGGCAACGCATCACGCAGCCAACCACGGGCAAAGACCACGATGGGCACGCTCCGATCGCGCGTGACTTGTTTTGTCCCACGCAAGCGGACAGACCAACGCTCTAGGTCGATGTCCTCGCGTTTGAGTTTTCTAACCTCGCTCGGGTAGGTCGCTCCCGTCGCCAGGATCAACCGCACAATGGCGCCAAGCTTAGGAGAGCAATGCCGCAAAAGCTTGGCAATTTCTTCAAACGTTAGCGCGCGCTCTCGAGGCTTGTGCTGCGTGCGAAACTCGAGGGGCATGACTTCGCCCGCGTCTGGCGCGTTGAACCCTAAACGCTTGGCAAGCCTCAACGAGCCTCGAAAGATCTCCAATTCCTTCGCCACGGACAGCCGGCTCGCGCCCTCACCTAAGCGCGTCGCGATGTAGTCATCAATCGCCGCCGCAGTGATACCCGTGAGCAACGTCTTGGCCCCAAGCAACCGCAGCACATGCCGCGCCGCGTATTCCGCCCGTGCGATCGTCACCTGTGCACGTCCAGCCGCACGACGTTCGTTGATTCTGGCCCGGATAGCGTCGAAGAGAGTGACTTCCGGACGCGTATCGGGCTCAGTAACGGATCTGCGCTCAAGCTGTCGCCAGACTGCGAGCGCTGCCGTCTTGTCCCGGCAGTGCGTGGAGACCCGCGCACGGCGCCCTTTGCCTTGGGTGACGTAGCACCACCATATCCGGCCTCTGAGGTAAACGTTCGGCATTTTCTCTGTTCCTTCCACTGCTCAAAACTCGCCCGAAGCACCCGCAACCCCCGGCCAATCACCAACCGCTCACATTGGTGCGCGATTCGGTACGCCGTCGCCCTCGAAACGCTCAGCTCTCGGCTGATCTCGCTTACCCGAATATAGTCTTTGTACACGCTGACCTCCCTCATGTGACATATAACACAAGAATCATATAAAAGCAAGGTGCAATGGCTCGTAGGGTGCTACTCTTTGAACCATGCATGACTCCGATGACTCCATCGACCCGTTGATCAAACGTCTTCGCGCACTTGCGCAAACGAACGATTACATCAAGCACGGTGGACGCAAACGGCTAGCCGAAGAACTGGGGCTGTCGTACCCGCACCTGTTTCGTCTGCTCACAAAAGAGCACAAGCCGCAGCGCACAACGCTCGACAGAATTGCGGCATTTTTGGAAGGGAAGCCCGCTTCGCCAATCCCTGTTCGCGCAGCGCCTTCGGCGAGTCTTCCCAACCTGTCGATTTGCATTGCTTACCATGGCGATCGTTGGCCCCCGTATGCACTCGCCGCTGCGAAAGCCGGCGCGTTTTCAACTGACACACCCGCCAACGCGTGGCCGGCTCGGCTTGACGCATTGACGAGAGCAATTGAAGCATGCGCGACCGAAAAAACCTAGGCAAGCGCGGCAATTCCAAAATCTGTCACTTGTCAGCACTTCAATAAGGGAACTTTTTTTGATCTGAATGATTGACTTGCTAGGAGCCTGTTGTATCATAGTTCTCATGATACATAAAACGTCGCTGGCAGTCTCACAACAACCACAATACGCTCCGCGCGTTCGCTCCTTCATCCCGCAAACCCAAACCGAAGCGATCGAACTTGCAAAGGTGCTCGCAAGCGGTGGGCTTGTCGGGCGCGGGATGAAGCCCGAAACAATCTTCACGGTCATCCTGCTTGGTGCCGAGCTTGGGATCACTCCGCTTGCGGCCCTTCGAAACATCAACGTCATCGACGGTAAGCCAGCGCTCAGCGCCGATTGCATGGCGGCCCTCTGCATGCGCTCCGCGCAGTGCAAATACTTCGTGCTCGTTTCGTCGGATGACAAGCGCGCTATTTATGAAACTTTGCGCCTTGGGTATCAAAAGCCCGTACGGCTTGAGTTCACTTTTGAGCAGGCCACACGCGCCGGCGTGACCGGGAAAGACAACTGGCGCAAGTATCCGGCTGCCATGTTGCGCGCCCGATGCATTACGGCAATCGCGCGCACGGTGTATCCAGACATTGTATCTGGCCTGTACAACCCAGAAGAGCTGGGCGCGGATGGCATGGAAGGGATGGACGCGCCTATTGAAGAATACGACTCAGGGCCGCGCATGGTGGAAACGCTCACCGATTCGGACGAGGTAGACGCTTTTGAACCAGATGCGCCGGCAATGTTTACCGCCCTTTCTCGTCAACTTGAGCAAGCCGACACGCTTGCAACGTTGAACCAAGTAGCGCGCGCCACCATGAGCGCTCACACCTCGGGAGAACTAGACAACGGATACTTCGAAACGCTGAAGAAGGCCGTAGAGAAAAAACGCGCCGAGCTTCGCGGACATGTCGCAAGCAACCGCTAACCATTGCCCAAAGGAGATAACCGCCATGCGAAAGATTACACCAAGCAAACTTGCACTCGCCAAAGCATGCACCTTCTGGGCGCGTCCTGATGTCGAATGGAACAATACAACATCCGCCGCCGCGGAACGCGGGACGCTGATCCACGACATGATCGCGCGATACATCGTTCAATCTCAACGAGAAGCAGTGCCGGAGGACATCCAATTTGAATACGACCGCGCTTGCGGCATCGTTGACGCGCTCAAGCTAGAGGGATGGCGCCTACAACCCGAAGTGCCGTTCGCGTGGGACTTCACCACGGACGAAGCCCGAAGGCTGCGCGGACATGAGCGAGACTATACCGACGCTACCGAGCTCGAGGTCCCGGGCACGGCGGACGTGGTGGGCTTGAAGGACGATGTCGATGACGTCTTGATAATTGAATGGAAGTCAGGCAGCGCAGAGAACAGCCATTCACAACTGGAGGCGCTGGCGTTGTTTGCTGGCCGCACGTTTGGCGCGAAGGACGTCCATGTGATGGGCGTTTCTCTTAGTAGCCGCTTTGACGACCATGTCGACCGGTGCACGGTCGAGAAAACGTTCACGCAATGGGATCTAAGTCTCATCGCCGCCGACCTTCGCGATCTATTCGTTGCCGAATACACCAATCCGCAACCCGGCGAACATTGTTCAAATCTTTATTGCCCAGCAAAGCAATCTTGTCCGGTTGTGTCCGAGGCACTCGCAACCGTTGCAACAGTTGAAACGGTAGCCGCTGCTCCTGCCCCGGACGCGTTCAACTTGTGCGGTCCCATTGAATCGGCAGATCATGCCGCGTGGCTTCTGGCCAGAGTTCGATTGATCGCCGAATGGTGCGACGAGCGAAAGGACGCGATCAAAGTTCTATGCCCTCCTGAAGGGTGGAAACTCAGCGACGGACGAACGTTGAAAGAGACGCGCTCGACCTCATCGCGCTTCGACCAAGACCGCGCCGTGGTGCTTCTCAAGGAACTTGGCGCGACGACGAATCAAGTTGAATCGCTCACCTACAAATATGAACGTTCGAACGGGTTACGCGTGTACGGAGGAAAAAAGCAATGACTGCCAACGTCGTCAAAAACCTCAATCATTCAATGCGCATCGACAAGCAGCAATTGACCGAGCGCGTCGGGAAACGCCTTCGGCTTTGCCGGGTACACGCGGGTTTGACACAACCGCAACTTGCGTCAATGACCGGCCTAAGCATGCAATGCATCACTCAGGCCGAGGCGGGGAACATTGTTTCACTGCATGTGTTCGCGTCGATTCTAAACGCCTTGCATGGTGACGCTAACGCAGTGCTATGGGGCAAAGCTCCTTTGGCTCTGGCTACGGAAGATGGCGAGTCATGAGCACGTGCGTAGTCGATAAAGATGGCGTCAAGCGTTGGTACCAAAACGACAAGCTCCACCGCGAAGACGGCCCGGCTGTTGAGCGCGTCGACGGTTCTAAAGAATGGTGGAGAAACGGCAAACTGCACCGCGAGGACGGCCCGGCTGTCGAGCGGGCTGACGGATACAAAGGATGGTGGCGTAACGACAAACTGCACCGCGAGGACGGCCCGGCTGTAGAACGCGAGGACGGATCAAAGGAATGGTACCGAAACGGCAAACTGCACCGCGAAGACGGCCCGGCTATTGAGCGGCCGAACGGCGCAACAGAATGGTACCGAAACGACAAGCTACACCGCGAGGACGGCCCGGCTGTCGAGTGTGAGGACGGCTCAAAGGAATGGTGCCAAAACGGCAAGCTACACCGCAAGGACGGCCCGGCGGTCGAGGGTTCTGATGGATCCGTTGAATACTGGAGAAACGGCGTAATGGTTGAGGATGGTGAGTCATGAGCGCGTGCGTAGTTGATGTTCATGGAACAAAGCGTTGGCACCAAAACGGCGAACTTCACCGCGAGGACGGCCCGGCTGTCGAGTGTGAGGACGGCTCAAAGGAATGGTACCAAAACGGCGAACTTCACCGCGAGGACGGCCCGGCTGTCGAGCGGGCTAACGGCTCAAAGTCATGGTGGCGATGCGGCAAACGTCACCGCGAGGACGGCCCGGCTATTGAGTGGGCTAACGGCTCAAAGTCATGGTGGCGATGCGGCAAACGTCACCGCGAGGACGGTCCGGCTATTGAACATTTAAACGGGACTTCATGGTGGCGACACGGCGAACTTCACCGCGATGACGGCCCGGCTATTGAGTGGGCAATCGGTCACAAAGAATGGTACCAAAACGGCAAACTGCACCGCGAGGACGGCCCGGCTATTGAACATTTAAATGGAACTAAAGAGTTCTACGAAGACGGTAAACTGCACAGGATTTTTGGACCCGCCGTCATATGGCCCGACGGTGTGGAGCAATGGTTTCGCGACGGGCAGCTTTTGCGCACCGTTTTTCCTGCAGGAACGACTACCAAAGAGCTGAGAGATAAAGCGCTCTCGGAACCCAAACCAAAGCAGGAGCCAAAAAAGCAAGCAAAGCGCGCACGGCATGAGCCGAACGCTCCTACCGTCCACAAGTCATCGAGCGAATCGAAAAGTGGTTTGCCCATTGTAAGACCTGGACCGAACGGGACGATTATCGTGGATATTTAGAGCAAAAAATAATGGACCTATCCGAACGAGACTCAAGCGCTGCCATGCACTACACGCCTCGTTCGCTCACATTGTTGGTAGGGTCAACTGTTGGCCCACGACGTTAGGCCATCGCAAAGGCTCAAGCGGAAGCCCGCCCGCTTTTACCGCGTGCGCGTTTGAAAGCAAAAGGCGGTTTGCTGCGTTCCTGGGGATCACACCGGGATTCCCTCGCTCGCTTATCTTGCACTCTTCAGCCGCGCCCGCGAAGTCTTGCGCAATCATAAGCCGCGAGAATTTCGTAAACACACGAGCGAAACCAGGGCCAAGCGCCCACGCCATCGAATGCAGCGCGAGGATTGCATCGCTTGGCCACGTGTCTTGCCCTGGGAATCGCACCAGTAGAAGCGCATCGTTTTCCATCAACTTACGGTCGACCATGGCTGCGACGGCCTCGCGCGGCAATCGCAGACGGGTACGGCGTGCGCTGTAACGGTGTCCGAGCCGGGCGCTTTGCGGGTCTCGTTTGATAGAGCTCCATTCTTTTTCAATCTCCACCGACGTTGCTCGAACGCCCGGAGAGGACTCAAACGGGACCGCCAGCGCGAGCGAAACAGGGTCGATTAGGTTGCCAACGCCGCACGTGATGAGGTTTTTTATGTCCGCGTACATGTGCGGCACATAGCCTTCAAACTGGACGGAAAAATCAAAGAAAGCGGTTCTGACTTCCTCCCTCATAGGAGGACCCGAAGCGGTTCAATGTGGAAGAACGATTCCCCAGACCCGCGCCCAAGCCCGGAGCCGTTGGCAGTCGTAACCCATCCTAGAAGCCACTCGCCGGCGCTTGTCACGCTGGCGGGCACATTGATTACCGCTCGATATATTCCGACATCAGTCCGCGACGGAATCAAAACGGCGCTTTCGCTTGTAGTCCAGCTCACGCCGTTGAATGTGTAGGTTTGAAGCTCATTGGAGGGCGGGAACCGCGCATAGATGGTGACAGACCCCGGGTCAACTTTGACACCGGTTGAGGCGTCTGCGACGGCGAGAACTAGCTTTAGCGTGTTTCCGCTTTGGTAGATGTCCTTCATGGGTCCTCAAAAGTCGCTTTGGCGTCCGTGACGGGCAACAGGTCCGCGTCCACATGCTCCGGCGAAAGCTTCGCGTCAAAAGCCGTTGCGCGCTCCAAGCCGACATAATGCAAGTTTGCGCCCACTGTCGCAGCAATTCGCGTGGCTGCCATCATCCCAGTATATAGGCTCTCTTTGTCGATAGTCGCATCAAAGGCAGTAACGCTTGTCAAAGCCGTCTCAATTGTATCAGTTGCCACGGTTGCGAGTGTTTGCGTGGATGTCTGAACGCGCGAGTCCATGGCGCTTGTGTGTACCACTCCGGCCCGCATCAACGTAACAGCGGACAGCGACACAAAAAAGCGCGTGGCGTTGGCTCCGTTGACGGGTGCCGCTACGGGCACAAGCCCCCGAAGTGCCACGTGCCGAGGGCCAAACGAAAAGCCCTCTAGTGCGACGGAGCGCGGCGCTATCATTGCCGCGTAACCGTAACCGTTCCGGAAGTTTCAGAGATGTTTTGACTAATGTTGCCCGCTGTCCGTTGAGTTTGCGTGACGGAGAGAGGCGCCGTAGGGTCGAGACCCGAAAGCTTGTGCAGCTCCGAAAGCTGCGAGGCTTGCTCGGTGCTTAGCCCTGATCCAGTGGTGACGACGGTACTATTGGCGGACTGGAGGAGGAGTGTTTGGACTCCGGCGCTGTAGGCGATGGGGTCTCCTGCGGGACCTCCAACGAGGTTTCCTCCTGCGACTCTGGCGACGTAGTTTCCCGCTGGGAACCGTAGTTGCCACGTCCCCAGTAATTCGACGGTGAGACCGACTTGGACGCCCGGCCCGAGGATGTCGAGCCCTGACCCTTTTCCGATCCTTGCATAGATGATTCCCTCCTCGCTCGCCTGCGCAAGTTTGATCGCATCGTACAACGCGAAGCAGTCAACATCCGCGACCCCGTTGTCCACTTCAATGAGGGACGAGGTGAAAACGAACGTAAACGGCTCAACGTAGTAGGGCACGAGTTTACCTCACACGTCACTGTTACGGGATGCGTTGACCGAGCCGCCTGCGTTCGTGACGCTTAGCAGCGTATTGAATGGGATGATCGGAGATGCACCGGAGCCGTTTCGCACGTCGACGCGTGCCGTGAACGTAGATGCGTAAGTGAATTGCGCCGATTGGCTCGTGCTGGCCGTCTGCACGTCGATGAAGGGCACAAACACGTTATCGGCCGCCACAATGTTCGATGCAAGGGCGGGGCTGAGGCCGCTAAAGGTCTTGGTCGCTGCGTTGTATGCCGCATATGTGTAGCGCAGCCCCTTGATCCGGATGACGCCGCTCAGCGGCGTATCTCCCTTGATCGATTCGACAATGGTGAGCGAGGTGGCGCCCGACGAAGCCGCTACGGGGGTATATTCATCCACAAGCACGTTGCCCGAGCCGTCTGCACGCGCGAGTAGTACACGGTCGCCGCTAACAAGGTTGCCGACGCTCACTGTCACAATCGTTGGCGGCACCTGCGTTGTGCCGTCGTGCGCGATAAGTTGATACTTCGTCGACTCTGCCCCAAGAACGCCGGACAGGTACCAACCTTGCGCCACGAAAAACGTGCCACCCGCAAACGTACCGAACGGCGCCGCGACGTTTTCGACGTATGCAGAGTTCAGAGCTCTATAACGCCACCCCGGGACGCCGTTCACCGTGTCCGTGCTGTCCTCTCGCGTGATGTATTGCAGATATTGATAAGCCTCCTGCAGTGTGCACCCGCCGCTAAGCGCAATGGTGCCCTTGTAAAGCTTTCCCCCGTTGCCGTTGCCGAGGTCCTGCGTCGTGTCTCCGATGGTGATGGTGACCTTTGAAGACAGCGCCGACGCTTGCGCTTCGGTCAAGTAAACGTTGCCATCAAGTGACGTCGCAAGAGCGGCCGCCGTCTCGCCACCCGCCGCCAAGTTCACGTCAAAGTGCGAATAGGTTTGTGCCCACTTTCGGGAAAACGCCGTCACGTTGCCGGAATCGATCAAGCTTCCGGCGGTGCGAACCTTCACCAGAATCTGGATGTGTCCGTTTGCCCAAAACTTCGTCAACTTGGAGCCGTTTTGCACAACGTATACGGGCGAGGCCGCAACAATGCCGCCGATGGTCTTCAGCCCGCTATATTGAACAGCAGCGGAAGCCTGTTTGACGCTTCCGAAATTGACGTATTTTGCCGCGTCGTCGTCCAGATTGAACGCGACGGAGCCAGACGTCAGCAGGTTGAGCCTCGATGCAACGGCCGCGTCACGAGGGCCGTCAAGCTTGCTCGGGTTTGGCGCCAGGATGTCAACCAGGTCGTTTCCCGTCGCTGCGGCATCGTCTGCCAGGTCTTGCAGCCATGCATGCAACTCCAGCACGCTGTAGACCGTCGAGCCGGAAACGTGCCGGATGTCCCCCGTCGAGCTGATTGAAAAATCATCGGCTATCGGCATCGCGTCGCCCCTATGTGTCGGTCAATTGGTTAGCGGTTTGCGTATTGTTGCTGTTGCTTAGGGTGGTTGTTGTTTTCCATTCCTGATAGAATGGCGATGAGGATGCTTTGCGCACGACGATCTCGATTGGAATGTCGGATGTGTGCGTGTACGTATACGAGAAAGTGCCGGAATTGTTGATCTCGTTTGCGATCACCGCCGATGTGTCGGTGCGCCGGACTAGGATTCTACTTCCTGGGACAATATTCGACACGGTCAAAGTATACGACGCGGCGGGGGCGTAATAGCTGCCATCATCCGCTTGCATGCGCGCAAACCCGGGCACTTCGTTCCCGGAGCCGTCTACCACGCGAACGCCCTTGAGCGTCGCCCCGGCGGAGCCGTACAGAATACCGCGCGACGTTTCGTATCCGGCACCAGCAGCAACCACCATCGGAGGGAAGGCCGTGTTGTGAAACCCGGGGACTAAATTATATGCGTCTTGCGCGGTCTGCCATGACAAGAAGTTCGCGATCGTCGCAGCCGTAGAACCATCGGTGACAGTGATCGTCATCGACCATTGTTTTCCATTCCACGTCACCGGCGAAGAACCGTGGTTTGTGACCGTGATTGCTTTGGCGCCTGGATTCGTGTCAGGGATAGCATTGTCAATCTGCGACACTGGGATCGAAGCGGGCCTTTCGGTGAGGGTAAACGCTGATTCAATTGCGTCATACCCTGGCTTTCTTACCCTGAGCACCACGCTTGCGTTTGCGTACCAATCCGGCAAGAGCGTGACCGAGCCGCTACCTGTCCGAGTGTCTAACCGCTTTCCATCCGAGACCCGAAAGATCGAATATACCGACCCAGCAAGCCCACCCACGACAGAGACGGGCGGGTTATTGTATGGGTACGGGTTTGCGGCGCAATCGGCCGCGCTTGTCACGCCGTATATCTGGATCCTTGTCAGCGCGTTGGTTGCGTTTGCAGTGTTCACCACGGCACGGACCTTCAGCCTCACGCCCGTCGGAGAAATGCCAGTTTCACTAGACAAGTTTGCCGCGGTGAGTGCCTTGAAAGAACCCGAAAACCCGGCCCCCTTGTCTAGATCATATGTCAACGTGAAGTTTGCCGTGTTTGTGCCGCTAATGACTGGAGCTGTATTGGCGAATGAAGTCAGCCCGAGAATTGGGTAGCTCCATGTCCATGTGATTTGGCTGCCAGAAACGGGCATAATCAACCCACCGTTGCGGCTAAATGGACCGCCTACATCTTCGCTGTACGAAGACGCCTCGAGCACGGAGTCGCTTCTTTTTGCGGTACCCGTGTTGATGTAAAGGCTCAACGACGTGGCAGAAGTGAGAACATCCGCAAACATCGGCAATCGGAATTGACCCGCCTGCGGAGGCTGGCCGGCTTGGCCGATGATTCTTTGCCCAACGCCGGAGCAGTACGTCCCATAGTACCAAGGTTGTGCCGTGTACGCCGTAGGGTTGCCGCTCTCAGAAACATATAAATCGGTCCCTGAGCCTTGCGGGATGGCGTACGGGTATCCACTGCCGGGCACGCAGTAGACCTTTGACAGATGCACGTCAGATATGCCGGACTGTAAAATCAGCGCACGCGGAGCGCCCGTCCCCTGCGCCACAAACGGGGCGGCCTGCGTGCCGATGTCCCTGAAGTGCACCCGAGTACAGTTGTTGCTCATGATGCAAAAGTCATACAATGGCCAATACGGATAGCCCGCGACGTAATCTATCCCGATGAATACGCCGTCCGAGCACCCCGTAAGAGTCATCGCACTATATGGCTGACTCGTGTTTGCCGACGCTGTTTTGCACGATATTTTCGTTCCAGAAAACAAAAAGTCTGAGCACGAAGTCAGAGCAAGCACGTTGCCCTGATTGCTCGACTGCATTAGTGACAAATTCGTGGCGCTAATCGAAGAGGAATAAAGTAAATTCACAACGTTTGTTGCCATCTGATTCACGCCAAGAATGTTAGATAACGCAACGTTTTTGCTGTTAGAGATGTAAATGGCCCCGGACGTGGTGCCCCTGTAAAAAGTGCAATTAGAAATGTTGACGCTGCTTGCCTCGCGCACAAACACGGCATAATTTGCGGTTGCGTACACTCCCACCCCGCAATTTGACAAGGTCAGTTGCTCAGTCAATGTGGCGTTCCCGGTTTCTGCGTTACTGACGCCGTCTAGGATTGCACTGTCTATGTATGCCGCAGATGTGGCGTTATAGTTGGGTCGCCCAGCATGCCCGGCGAACACGGTTTTATTTAGCGTGAATTGTCCGCTGCCGGCAAAGTGTGGCCTGTCCCTATGCGCCACGGCGGTGGTCAATTGCGAGGCGTTGCTATATGCACTTCGGATGCAAATGTTTGGGACTCGGATCCTAGCTCCAAGAGGCGGAATCTTTCCCCAAGTGGTGCCTCCGAATGTGATCGATCCGGTTGTGCCACATGTGAAAATGCGGTGCCCCGTGTCCATGTTTGTGGTTGCGTTCACAGCGCACCACCATTCAAAAACCCCGCTACCCGACGCAGTTTCGACCTGAATCGCAGGGCAATAGTCGGCCGCATAATGCTGGATGGTCATGCCAGCGGTTCCCGTGCCCGTGCCAAGTTCGAACCAATCGCCGTTGAAGTTTACGGCGCCTTGAGATGACGCAGTAATCCCATTTAGATTTTGGAAGTTTCCGTTTGACGCAATATGAAATTCGAGCCAACCGCGTTGGCCGCCGGTGGAAGAGTTTACCGTCGCGGTGGCTCCGCCCAAGAAAGTCAAAACGTCGTTGTCATTGATCGTTCCCGTCTTTTGCCGTAGCTTTACGAACCCACTCGCCGGCATTGCAGTGCCTGGAGAGAGCCGCACGGTCCCGAGAGCTGTATAAACGCCAAGGAACTCGCCTACGTTTGCGCCGCTGACAGTCACGTCGCTCGTGCCCCGCGTTCCCAGGTCTGGCACGTTCCCGGTAGACGCATCAAACGGAACCCACCATACAGTAGACCCGTCAAAGTTAAGTGTGCCTTCGCTGACCGAATAGTAATAAGGGTATGCGGCCTGCTGAGAGTAGAAGTTGTCGCTGTTGACCGTGAGCGTAGCGCCGTTTGAGATGGTTACGATTTCTTGATTCAGCAAAGCAAGGTTCGAAAAGACCTGGCCATTTGTCGCGCCCGAAACAGACGCCGCAGCGCCTGCCGCAAGAACAAGCGTTGTTGCGTTGGTCACCGTTGAAATCGTTCCCAGAAATACAGAGCCGGCATAGAGCGGGGCGCCTGGCGGGGTGTTCGCCGCGCTAAACGATGTCCCGACACCGGTCACGGTAGTTGCGCCAACGGTACTGGTAATCGCCCCAGCCACGGCAACGGGCACCGGATCGTCTAGATTGCGGCTAGTAGTTACCGAGATATTTGACATTTATGCCCCTGGGCTACGTTGCAACAGCTACGATCGCATTTGCAGACGTCGCAAGAGAAACACCGAGCCAGTTTTGAACATAGAAACCGTTTGCGAAGGACTGCGGCAGGTCCCTAAACTCTAGCTTTTTCACGTGCGCGCCGCTAGGCACTGGCAAGTCAAAGAACGTGTTCAGGTTGGTGATTCTTATAAACGGTGTTGGTGCTGACGGGGTGACCGTTCCAAGCCATAGGACCAACGTCACACGATTGGACACGCTCGACGCATTCGCGGAAAGAACCGTGCTCGTTGCTCCATGGGCAAGGCCATCAATTGCGCTTGCGTCTAACCTGTAAGCTTTGAGTGCCGCGAAGCTTTCGATCAAAGCAAGCGTTGAATTGATCCGTGATGCCGTGGCCGCTCCTATGGTCGACACTGCGAGCAGAGATGCCGTTGCTTCTTCGCTAAGCAAAGAAAGCAGACTCTGCGCAACCGGGTAATCGGCGTCGGAAGCGCTCGAGCCTGTCGCCAATGTGCCAGGCGTTGGCTCAGGCACGATCTCAACGGTCATGATCCGCCAAACTTCGCCGTTTCCGCAGTGTCAGCGATTGCGTTTTGGCGACGGATTGCGGCCTCGCTTAGCAACGCCGCCGCCGCCTCGTAACCCACAAGGTCGAGCAGCCTTTCGACAAGCCAAGCTACAACCGCGAAGACTTCCGACGGGTTCACTTTGCACCCCCATCAATGCCCCATGCAGCATTCACTTTGGCGCGGCATTGCTTCGACTCCGCGAGTGTTGCGGCCTGGTCCACACACGCGAGGAGCTGCGCACCGTAGGCTGTTTCCGCGGCCGTGGAGGGGCTTGGCTTAGGCAAACACGACGCCGCTAGCAAAAGGACAAGTGCCCGCATGGCTAACAATCCTCTGCTGTCAGAAAGGGGTTCGGCTCCCCACGTAACGTAGGGAGCGCCTTGATCAAGTTGTAGACGACGGGCCGCGTGTGCTCGTCGTCTGTGGCAAGCGTCGGCGGAAGAAACGAGAACAATTCCGCAGCGATTGGGCTTTTGTCCTCCTCGCGCGCGGTCTGGCTTGTGTAGCCGTTGAGGACTACCTCAGTGACGGCACCAAACGCGGTGGTGATGCGGCTTATCTTCCAATATTCCGCGTTTGCCCCATATTGCGTCTCGATCGACTTTTTTAGCGCCATCACTTCACCCAACCTTTGCTAGCAAGCCACGACACCAAGCCTGCACCAAGGGCCGTCATGATGGTTCTCACCACGGGGTTTGTCGTAAGCTTGTCAATTCGCGTCAAAATGGCGAGCTGCTCCACTTGCTGCGTCTTCAGCTCTGCAACGTCGTCTTTCAACTGTGCAACATCGGTCTTCAGAGAAACAAACGAAGCGGTCTCTTCGTGCACATAGTCGTGAGATCCGCTTCCGTTGAGGCTTGTATTGTTCATGTAGGCTGATCCTTATGTCTGGTAGTATGCGTTGCCCATCGTCAACGCGTTTGACGCGCTAACGCAGGAGAGGGCGATTGCTTCGTTAGGTTGGAAAAGACACCTGGCGCGAACAAACCCGTTTTGCGACAAGGACACTGTTTTGGTGCCGCTCCCGCACGACAGCACGATGGTTTGCGTCGCGTCTACGTTGTACGGGCGCAGAATAATGTCCTTTGTGTATGCCCCGAGTTGATTCGATGGGTTTGGGAACACAACCGTTGTGCTACCTCCAATCCCATAAACATTAATAATCAAAACCTGATATGAATATTCTGTAGATTGCAGCGTGTGCGTTGCGACCGTCCCAGGGTTCACATTAACCACGCCATGCACACCGTATGGTGAGCTTGCTCCTGCATGCCCTACAAATGGAATTGCACTTCTTGCGAAGGTTGACTCTATATTGAGCACCGGCGCGCTCAAATTCATCCCATTATAAAATGTGTACGATGGAGCGCCAAACAAGATCGAATTTTCAGCGCGCGATAAGATGGCCCCCATTCCCGTAGGAACGTTATTGACGATATCTGAACTTCCAATATTGATCGTCGATCCGTAACCTTCAATCAACGTAACGTCGCGCGCCCCTGAAGAATGCCTGGCCCTAAGGCCTGGGCTATTGTACGGGAGGCGAATGGCTCCACTTTGAGCGGGGGTATTCCCAACGCTGATCGCAGCTGCGGGGTTTGCATTGCTCAGGCCGTTGCCACTGATGGACCATGACCCTGCGCCATATGCGCCAGCATTGTTCACTAGAATGCTCGTGTCTGAGCCAGGCACAGCAGTTTGCCCCGTGCCTCCGTTTGCAACGGGCAGCGTCCCTGTGCGCGCATTAGAGCTCGAAAGGTCAACGGCTCCCCAATCGCAAGACGTCGTTCCCGTGGTGCGCAACACCGCGCCGGTCACATGCGCCCCGCCTGCGGTGCCTACAGTCGTTGCGCGGACCCCGACAACGGTTTGATTTGTACTAGTGCCGGACAGGTCACCGCCTGCGGTAAAGCCAGACCCGCCACTGCTCGCGGCGATCGTGATATCGCTCGCGCCCTCCGTCAAAGTGACGTTGCTACCCGCAACAAGGCGCCGCATCTCCAGATTGACGCCCGTCTTTTGCTTGAACACCCCGGCGGTGCCCGCTCCGGTTGTTCCGACGTTGCTAGCGGTATTTGCCTCTCCGCTGGCGGATGCAGCAATTGTGATGTCGCTCGCTCCCTCGGTGACGGTCACATTTGCGCCAGCGACAACGCGGCGCATTTCCAGATTGACGCCCGTCTTTTGCTTGAACACCCCAGCCGTACCGGTGCCCGTCGTGCCTACGTTGCTAGCTGTGTTTGTCTCTCCAACGGATGCATCTACGAGTTGTTGCCAAGGAAGGCCAATCAACAAATGCACTCGCCCCGACTCCTCGGCCAAACCAATCACGTCGTCGCCGACCGTATACGAGCTAACGCGCTCCATTCGGCCAGCGGCTGACGTCCGGACGAGCGAAACAGGACCGGCGCCCAACCCGGTGATCGTTGCGTCAAGCGATCCCGCTTGCTGAATCTCGACAGAGCCTAAGCCGCTCCCGTTCGTGGTGCTGATAGCGACGCCCTCGGCGCGTCGGTTGCCACGCGCGGCCGATGTCGCTACCTGCCACCCGCCGGACGCCGACGGGATCAAGACGTCGCCAACGTTCACAAGGGTCGAGGCGTTGACGGGAGGCGCCCAGAAAATGATCGAGTGTGAGGGTGTCGGCATTATTTACGTCCTGGTCCGGATTGTGAAATGCGATCCATTCGGCTCATTTGTGGCGGAGTCATGATCGGGCGCGCCGGCGCTTTATTCATTGGGCCTGGTCCCATCGCCTGTTGTTCCGCGTCTTTGGTTGCTACGGCCTCCGCAGTGTTCGCCTGCAAAAAGCTCATTACATTAGGACGCAAACTGGCATCCGTAGGAATATCGAAGATCAATCCTAGCTTTAGACGATTGTCATAAGGGATAGGCTTATTTGAGGCCAGTTGGTCATTTATCGCCTCAAGCGTTGCGACTTGCAAACTGAAAAAAACCTTCGGGGCGATGGCGCGCAATGTCTCCGCGCCCTCTGGCGTTACCTTGCCGCGAACCATCTCATCGAGCACGTTGCTCGGATTCGATACATAGGCGACATAGCGATTGAACTTCTCGGCCTCGGCTGCGCTTAGCGCTGTTCGCTTAGTTGGGTCGAACGGGTCTGTTTGCATCCGCTCCGGAAGTTTGGAAGCAAGAAACGACAGCGCCGTTTTCATGTTTTGCTCGACGTTTGCCGCAAGCCTTGGCGAGGTCATGCGCAGCGCCTCGACGGATTGTGAGATGCGTTTGTCGACGAGGTCGGGACGCGCTTGATATTCCCGGATCACGCGTTCGAAACGGTCTGCGCGTTGTGCGGCGGTTTCGCCTTCCCTTGCTTTCTCGGAAAGCATTCCGCCGCCGAACTCGGTCCCCGTGATTCTTGCAGCTCGTGCGGTGCTGGTGACCGTGCGGCCTGTTTGCCTTGCCGTTTTTGCTGTTGTTTCGGCTGCTTTGCGGGCGCCTTTGTACGCCTCAGTATCGCCAATCGCACCAAGCAGGCCCCTGGGCGTCAGAATCCCCGACGCCGCTTTGCGCGTGAGATCGTCCACGGCTTGGACAATGCGGGTTGCTTGTCCAGTTTCTGCCATTCGTAACAACATGACAGCGGCGGCCGCGTTGCCACGTTCCCGCGCAATCTTTGAAACGATGGCGCCACCCACGCCAGCCGCGAACCCGCCAGCCGCTGCGCCTACAGGACCCAATGCGAGAGCGCCAACGGAAGCCCCTACCGAAGCCGCGCCGCTCGAACGAATGGTGTCACTGAGTCCAAACACCGCCCCCTTGTTCTGTCTCGCGGCCGCTTCGTCGAGTTGCTCTTCCAAAATTTTGCCAAGCTGATATTGGCGCTTTGCGTTCTTGTATTGGTTGGCGGCTTCACTGACGGCTTTTGGGGCCCCGCTTTCGGCTGTAGCGGCGGCTATGGCGTTGGTTTCAATCTTTTCTAGTTCGGCGCGAACAGCTTTGAGTGCGAGTTTTTGCTCGGTGTCTCGGGCCGAAGACCCCTTGTTCGCCCAGATCTTTGCGTCAAGCGCTTTTCGCTGTTCTAACAATTGCGCAAAGCTAATCCCCGTCGGGGCGTTCTTCTTTGCGCGAACGCCGCCTTGCGTCAGCCCGGTCAGCTCTAACAGTTCTCGCTCAAGCCTATCGATGGCCCTTCTTTGCGCCTCCGTTCCAACCTTGGTGGCGCGAGCCGTGTTCGCACCTGAGATTGCGGCTTCTGTCGTGTATTGCGATCGCGCCCTTTGAAACGCCGAGCGAATCTGACGGTATGATATCTCCGTATCTACTTGATTTGCGATTGACGTAAGCCGCGCGAACGCCCGCTCTAGCGCAGCCGCCGTACGCTCCGCCATGATTGGGATTGATGCGTCGCGAAGCGCTTCTTTAGCGGTGGCCGTCGGGTCAATAATCTTTTCGCGAAGAATAAATTCACCCATCTCTTGCGGGGTGATATTGTTCATGTGCAAATCTTTTTGCACGTTTGTTGATTGCAGCCCGAACCCTCGGAACGCTTGATTGTATGCGAATTCCGCCGCCGCAGCTTTTTGCCCAGCTAGCGTCTTTGCCTGTTCTACTTTGGCCGCAAGCGCATCTTTCAATTCAGAGACGAATTGTTTTGTCTCTGTAGATATCTTTTCACCGAAGTCACTGAATGCTTGCCTGTAATCAAACCCCTGTTCCGCAGTCTGAGCGGCGCCGGATTGCTCCGCAGCCCCTTGGATGGCTGCTTCTGTTTTGGCGGCCAACAAATTAGCTTCCGCGCCGACTGCGGCGCCTGCTTCACGCGTCGCGGCTGTCTCCGCCGTAGCAGCGTTACCAAATGGAGATAACGTCCTAAGTTTTGCTATGCCGCTTTCGGATTTTCTCGCCAATCCTTGAGCGCCTTTTACCGTTTGCTGTGCAAAACGTTGCGCCCCGCGAGCTGTTGCCGTCGCCCCACTGGCAACAAGAGAGCCAGAACCGCCGAGCAAGGCGCCAGTGCCAAGCCCGAAGAGCGCTCCCGTGCCCATGGCGGTCAGAATCTTTTCGCCGGATTCCTTGATGGATTCGTCACTTAGAAGGGCGTCGCCCGTCGCCTCGCCCCCGGCATACAGTGCGCCCTCGACGGCGCCTTGTGCGCCCATCTCCGCGGCTTTGATGGCGGCCCGGCCGAGTACCGTGCGCGAGGTCGCCCCAAGCGCCTCCGCCGCCAAACGCCCGCCAACCGCCCCGGCTTCGCCAAGTCTTGCAATGCCTGCCGCTGGGACTGCATAGCGCGCCGCTCCGAGCGCACGAGCGCCAAGCGTAGCGGCCTCCGCGCCTGCTACCCCTGCACGGGCGCCTACTTGCGCTTCCGCAGCAAGCCCCCCGGTGAGTGCTAAACTGCCAGCAATGCCGGCAAGCTCGCCAATGGTGTTAATCGTCGGATAGGCGGTCTTGTAGAGTTCTAGCCTCTGCTTCAGCGCCTCCCGCTCTTCTGGGCTGTCGCCAGCGAGCCACGATAGAAAAGGCAAGCCTAGGTGAGCTGTGCCGCCTCCCAAAAGCGCGCCTGTTAGAGCAGTGACGCCGCCGGTCAACGGCGTCTCGCCTTCCTGTTCTAGCGCGTACTCCGCTTGATCTTCCGGCGTAGCAACTCGGGCGCCAAACGCCTTGAGATGTTTTACTTGGTCTTCGGGGACGAACCACCGCTCGCCTTTGCTGTCAACTGACAGTACCATCTTCGGCGCGGCGGGCTCGGCTTGTGCGTCGGCAGCTCCGCCGGAGGGAGGTTGCGTGGCGCCGTATTCCGTCCAGCCCTCCGAGCGCAATTGCTCGAACTCCCGCGCGTCGACTAGTGCGGGCCTCCCTTGCGGGTCATATGCGCGAATGCGCGCTTCGCTCACCTACCGCCCCCAGCGCGCACAGCGCCTTGTGGCATGGTTTGATTTGTCACCTTTTTGCCGTCAGGCTGCGCAAACGAAGCCGCGTGCGCGTACACGCCGCGCCTTGCCCTCGTCTGCACGTAGTTCATGGCCTTTATCGCGTTTGGCACATTCCAACGAAGAGGGTCGCCGCCGGTCGATTCGAGGACGGGCTCTTGATCGTGCGGGTTAATGACGCCTCGTTGGCTCAGTCGTGCCTCAGTACCCATCATTTTATTTTGAATCATTTTGATTTCTTCGGCTTTCGA